GCTGTGATAACATACCCAATTGATTCGATGTTACCGTATGCAAATAAATTTCCTGTTCTTACATTAGTAGAAGTAACTATATTGTTGGCAAAAATAACGTTGGCATTTATGGTGGTTATGCCATTACCATCAAATACAGAGTATAATTCGGTAAAATTTTCGTTAACTTTTGTAAAAGCAACACTTATTGTGTCGCCAGTCTGAGTGTCTGGGCCCGAGCCCAAATTTATTATTTGTTGTGACATCCCGTACTTTTTCCGATTTTAAGTATTTAGTTAAAACCGAATATAGTACATTTCGGTAAAGCGGATGACCGCTTTACCTATATTATGTTCTGCCAACAACTATTTCAAGTATAGTAGCAGGAAGATCGTCGGTTGCTGTAAAGTTTTCCAATGATTTGCCCACCACACTACCAACAATAGGAGAACTACATGCAGTTACGTGACCGTCTGGAGCAGTGACTAACATATCGCCTTTGCCAACTGGGCCCAGAACCTTAGCCGGAACTCGTCCTTGAAGTGCAATTATTGCTGTAAATTCAGACTGTAAATTTGAATTCATCAAATAAGCAGGTTTTTCTGAGATCACTCCAGCAACTTTTGTACTCATGTAGTTGTTACTAATAGTAACTTCTTGCTCCCCGTCAAACACCATTACTGTTCCAGTTTGATATTTTGCATCAGTTTTATATATTTCTGCAAGGTCAGCGTATAGTGCAGAAGTTGCCGTGCCAGCAAAATTTGTAGTGGTTAAAGTTGCTGTTGACGGAGTATATCTCAATCCAGGGTCATCTGCAAAAGCTGTCTGATTTGATCCTACGGCTGCAACGAATACTGGATAAAATGTGCTAGCGGAAGCAGTATCAGTAGCATTAATTGTAGTTGACGGTCCAGCAGAGCCTTGTGGTCCTTGTGGGCCAGTTGGTCCTTGTGGGCCAGTTGGCCCACGTGGGCCAGTTGGTCCTTGTGGTCCTTGTGGACCTTGGGGTCCTGCTACACTACTATCGGCTCCAGCTGGGCCACGTGGCCCTTGTGGACCTTGTGGACCTTGTGGTCCTTGAACACCAACTCCCTGTGGTCCTTGCGGGCCAGGATTGCCAATTGGGCCGCGCGGACCTTGTGGACCTTGTGGACCTTGTGGACCTTGTGGTCCTTGAGGACCACTTCCTTGTGGACCTTGTGGACCTTGAACTCCTTGACCTTGTGGTCCTTGTGGGCCTTGTGGACCTCCAGTAGTGCTAGCAGGACCGCTTGGACCTTGTGGACCCTGTGGTCCGCTTGGACCCTGTGGTCCTTGAGGACCACTTCCTTGTGGTCCCTGTGGTCCCTGTGTACCAACGCCTTGTGGTCCCTGTGGTCCCTGTGGTCCACGTGGTCCCTGTGGTCCCTGTGGTCCAGACGGTCCTTGTGGTCCTTGTGGCCCAGATGCACCCACTGCACCATTTAAGTTAACGGACCAAGAACTATAAGTGCCTGATCCAAATGCAGAATCTACATTAACTACTAATACACCAGTTCCAGTGGTATAACTAGTTACTGTTCCAATCATATAATTAGAACTATCAAAACTTATTAATACAGTCTGTCCTGTTGAATATGCTAGTCCTGTTTGAACTGTTAAAGTCTTAGACCCTGTTCCAATTGCTAAAGATGTAGAACTTGTGGTGTTATATTTGTCTCCAGGTCCAGTTGGACCTTGTGGGCCAGTTGGTCCTTGTGGTCCTTGTGGTCCTTGGATTCCTGTATTTCCAATTGGGCCCTGTGGACCTTGTGGTCCTCGTGGTCCTTGAACTCCCTGTGGACCCTGTGGACCAGGTGCTCCATTAATGTTTACAGTCCAACTTGCATAAGTACCGCTACCACCAGTTTCAGTGATATCTGCTACTAAAGAACCTGTTCCACTATCATAAGAAGTAACAGAGCCTCTCATAAAATTAGTACTATCAGTAGCAATAATAATAGGTTGACCTGGAGAATAAGCTAAACCAGTTCCTATGGTTAATGTCTTAGATCCAGTAGATATAGCCAAAGTTGAACTACTAGTAGTTTGGTATCTATCGCCGCTTGGACCTTGCGGTCCTTGAGTGCCCACACCTTGCGGCCCACTTGGTCCCTGTGGTCCCTGTGGTCCCTGTGGTCCTTGTGGTCCTCTTGCACCTTGTGGGCCTGTTGGTCCCTGTGGTCCTTGTGATCCAACGTCCCCTGTAGCAGAAAATGCCCAAGAATTGTATGTACCTGATCCTGCAATATAGTCAGAATTAATAACTAAAGTAGTACCACTAAAAGAAGTTATTAATCCTTCCATATAAATGGTTGGTGTTGTTGTATAACTTACTCTAACTCGTTGACCGACCCCAAATGCTACTGTAGTACTTGCTGCCGAAGTAGTAAAAGTTTTGGTTCCTAGGCCTACCGATACCGAACTAGTAGAAGTTAAATTTGCATATCCTGATCCAGTCTGGCCACCAATTCCTTGCGGTCCTTGCGGTCCTTGCGATCCTTGAATTCCTTGTTCACCTTGTGGTCCTTGTGGTCCTTGTGGTCCTTGTGGTCCCTGAATTCCCTGAGGTCCCTGTGGTCCCTGAATTCCCTGAGGTCCCTGTGGACCTTGTGGTCCCTGAATTCCCTGTGGTCCTTGTGGTCCTTGTACACCTTGTGGGCCTGTTGGACCCGACGGACCTGGCGCACCGGTTAATGATATGGTCCAAGCTGCATAAGTGCCAGATCCTGTTGTAGATGTTACATTTACAGTCAGTGACCCAGTACCCGAATCATATGCAGTGACTGTGCCTTGCATAAAATTACTACCGTCGTAGGCAATATTAACTGTCTGCCCAACTGCAAGACTTAATCCTGTTTCAACAGTTAAAATTTTACTTCCTGTGCCAATTGTAAGACTTGTACTACTAGTAGTTGTATATTTGTCTCCTGCTAATCCTTGCGGTCCTTGCACACCACTTGGTCCTTGTGGTCCTTGTGGTCCTTGTGGCCCTTGTGGCCCTTGTGCGCCTTGGACCCCTTGTGGACCTTGTGGCCCCTGAGCGCCTACTCCTTGTGGTCCTTGTGGCCCCTGAGCTCCCTCCGGACCCGGAACACTACTAGCAGCACCATCTGGTCCAGATGGACCTTGTGGTCCGCGTGGACCTTGTGGACCTTGTGGCCCAGTGCCGCCAGGTCCTTGTGGCCCTGAAGGTCCTTGTGGTCCCTGCGCCCCTAAGTTACCAATTGGTCCTTGTGGTCCTTGTGGTCCTTGAATACCGGTTGGTCCTTGAGTACCAACTCCAGTTTCTCCTGTTGGTCCTTGTGGTCCTTGAAGACCCCTAGGGCCTTGAGTACCAGCCGGGCCTTGTGGTCCTTGCACTCCTATGCCTTGTGGTCCTTGTGGTCCTTGTGTTCCTACTACACCTTGTGGTCCTTGTGGTCCTTGTGTTCCTATTCCTTGTGGGCCCCTAGGTCCTTGTGGTCCAATCGGTCCTTGCGGTCCTTGCGGTCCTTGAACACCTTCAACGCCTTGCGGTCCTTGAACACCCGAAGGTCCTTGTGGTCCCTGTGGGCCGATTGGCCCTTGTGGTCCTTGAACACCCGAAGGTCCTTGCGGTCCTTGTGCTCCTTGAACTCCTTGTGGGCCAGACACTCCAGAAGGTCCTTGTGGTCCTTGTGGTCCTCTGGGACCTTGTGGACCAACTGATCTAACCCCATTGGAATAAAAATAATCAGTGGCAAAAATTCCATTTGCACTGACTACAACAACATTAGATGTTCCTCGAATACTAGTTGTTACATTACCGTTATTGTAAACAACAACATTACTGTTACCGTTAATTAAACTGGTTCCGCCTGGCAATCCAGACAGTAAAGCACCGTTTCCTAAGAAATAATTTGCGTCAACATTCCCGCTGACTGTTAATAAGTTTGCAGGTTTTTGAAAGGTTAATCCAGTAGATCCTCCCAAAACACCAGCATCGTTAAACATTACTTGAGTGTTTGCACCTGCTGCGCTGGCAATAACAGTAGTCTGACCTGCGCTCAAAAATCTAATATCGACGTTCGAATCTGACACATATAAGTTAGATGCAAAAGTAATTACGTTTGTAGTAACAGTATAATCGACATTTGGCACTAAGAATCGTATTCCGCCCTGAATAGCTAAAATACCTGCAGCGGTAGCAGTTTCTGCAATTAACGGATACGATGCAGCACCGTTGCCTTGTATATTTTGTTCTGTTACTAAACCAGATACAGGAATCCACTGAGTGCCATTATAGTATTCAACTACAGTTGTATCGCTGTTGTACCTTACTGCACCTGGTGTTGTGATACTTGATCTATCACCTGTACTACCTGCAGGAAGACCCAATGCTCCCACTGTTTGAATATTGACTAATTTTGCAACTCCTGGAGCTAGCTCAATATTAGCAGTAGTGTCCAAGCTCGAAATAGTATTACCAGTGTATTGAATCCCGCCTATATTTGCTACATTTACATTTGCACCAGGAATAGGTTGTAAGTTACCTAAAACGGTATTTTGTATACCGCCACCAGCCCATAAGGTAGTACCAAAAGTACCACTGTAATTTACAGTTAATCCGTTGGCAGTTAAGTTACCAGTAACAATAACATCATTACCAAAAAATGCACTACCGTTTACATTTAAATTGCCGCCGAAATTTCCATCACCATTGGCGTTTACATTACCACCAAAATTTCCATCACCATTGGCGTTTACATTACCACCAAAATTTCCATCACCATTGGCATTAATATTTCCGCCAAAGTTTCCGTCTCCGTTGGCTGTAACATTTCCGCCAAATACTCCGTCTCCGTTGGCGCTGATGTTTCCGCCAATCCTAGCATCTCCATTGGCATTAATGTTTCCGCCAAAGTTTCCGTCTCCGTTGGCGCTGACGTTTCCGCCAAATGATCCGGAACCGTTAACATTAAGATTGCCACCAAATGATCCAGAACCATTGGCTTCTACATTACCACCAAATAGACCACTGCCGTTAGCTTCTACATTGCCACCAAATAGACCACTGCCGTTGGCTTCTACATTGCCACCAAATGATCCACCACCGTTAACATTAATGTTACCGGACAACCCCCCGCCTTCACTGATAAGATCTGCTATGTTAGCCCAAATACGTGCGCCATCAACATTGCCTGTTAATACATAAGCATTGCCCGCTGGTAAACCCAAATCTGGTTCTGCGTTTTGCAGATTTAAGTATGTATATCTACCAGGATCAGCATTAGCACTCGGTGTTTTCGGAACTCGTCCGCTTATGATGTTGTCACTTATCTTTTTAGACATATTTTACTTTGTTTCTAATAAACTTAAAGTTAACTTAAGAGCAGAATTGGCACTAGCTGAAGCTAGAAAACTTTGACCTGCCGTTAAAACTAATTTTCCCACAAGAACACCAACTGCATCTGCTACCGGCACAGAAAAATTCTTCACTAACTCAGTGGTCACACTAGTACCATCATAATGACTTGCAGTAACTTCCTCTGTTGAATTTCCAACATTTGTTACCTGTGCCATTAATACAATTGTAGACGTAATAGGGGGTGCAGTGTACATTATATTATTGCCTGATGTTGTAAGATTTGCTGTTACTGTTTTAAACGTATTAATAGGTGTTGCCATTTTTATTATCCTTCAATTGATAGAATATACGGGGTCATGACTGCGAATAAGCTTCGATTAAAATCATCTCCCTCGATTGTTCCGGTAGCCCTAACTACCGCAAGGCCGGGACCTATTCTAAAATCGCCTTTTTGATCTGTGCTAGTCCAATTAACTCTACCATAATTTAATTCTACTACTTCGCGTTCTGGGATAGGTATACCTCCGTACTGAGGTAATGCATTTGCTGGGTTAGTACCTGCCCCTACATACTCAAACGTATGAGCACTGGCGCTGATAGTGCTTACTTGATAGCCATCTACTCCAGTACCATCTGAAATAACATTTCCGGTATTGGTGCTAAATCTAGCCGAAATATTCACATTCCATACATTACCATAAGTATTTCCAACTATAGCAGTAATGTTACTAAATGTGGTAATAAAATACATATTGGGATCGCCATCGAATAACAACCCATTATTTGTTCTTGGAGGATTTGACACAAAAGCAATGTTGCAAGAAGTTTCCCCTACTTGAATATTACCTAATACATTACCAGTAAACTGAGAACTAAAACCTTCTGCCTTTAATCCAACATTACCGATTCCACAATCGCTGCCGTTCAATGTTAAGAAACTGCCCGATTGCACCCAAATTCCAGTTTCGCAGGCAATGGTATAAACGTTAACTGCTTGACTGTAGGATCTGTTCACCATTACTAGTCCGTATCCACCGCGGTTAATATTGGTAATAAATCCTAAAATAAATGCTCTAGTAGAATTTGTTCCAGGCACTAAGTCTCCGTCGATATATACTGTAGTACCGGTAGTTGTAAAACTTGTTACATTTTGAATGTAGGGGCTTACAAAAATTTCTCCTGCTGATAAATCAGGAGGGAAGCTAAATGCTTTTCCTGTATAGTTTCTAACAGTGATACCCCAAACGTAACTGCCGCCTTTCATATAGAACATGTCACCTGTTCCACCAGCCGGTTGAACAAATACACTACGAAGATCGTCGCCCAATAATGCGACATTAGCAGGAATTATAAAAGGCATAGCTTCAGTATAAGATCCGCTAGCAACTTTAACCGCAGTACCTGATGTAGCTATGGCCATAGCTCCAGCAATAGTAAGTTTTGGTGTGGCTAAACTTCTACCGTCATTAGAATCATTTCCGTTTTTTGCTACATAAATTACATTGTCAAAAGTACTGTTAGCCACAGTCAATACGGGACTATTATTTGCAGTCAACACCGCTGCATTTATTGTGTTAACATCTAACTCGGTATTCTTAATTAATTGTCCCATGGTCTTAAATCTTTTATATGTTTGTATAAGTTAAAGTCGTTGACATGGTACTGTTTGCTGTGGTATTAGCATAAAGTTCATCATTATTATCTAATAACAACCTTTCTGTACTAGCCAAATATGTATCCCCAGGTTGAACAGTTACATTAACATATAAAATATTTTTATTTTCAGGCACATCACCGCTTTTTACTGCCCATAGGCTAAAAGCAGCTACATTACTTGAAGAATAGTTTGTAAAATACATGGTCATCGCGGCTGTGTTACCAGTACTGGTAAACACTGCTCCTGGTGATGTAGTTAATAAAGTACTTTGTAAAGACATAGTTTATCCAAAAATTATTGCGTATTTTTTTGCGCCCAAAGTTGTAACTAATTCAGCCGAATTAGTTCCAGCATTAACAAATAATCCACTACCACCAGTGCCCGCTGTATTAGCACTGACCACTGTGTACCCAACATTTCCAGTAGGACTATTTGTAGTTTGATCAATTTTTACATTATAACTGGTCAATATTGGGCCAGCATTTCCTAGAGCATTATTGGCTATCCATTGTCCTTGAAAGGTTCCATCTTCGTCCCAATATAAACCAACGCTGGGTTGACTGCCTCTGTTATTTTCAATTCCGCTAAATCCAGGTGCTGGTGCATTTGCTACAGTTAAATTTGCATTTAATCTAAAAATAGAAAGTGTAGTATCGTATGCTTGAACATTGGTAGTAGTTCCGGTAACTCTGAGATTACCATATACCATCAATGTGTTGGTAGTAATATCAACATTTCCCAAAGGATTACCATCATTGGGAAATGTTGTTATAGTATAATTACCAGTATTAATTCTTTTGCTTGCGCCCATAGAGACTCTCGTTTAGAGTATTTATTCAAAATAACAATTAACTCTTTTTCAAAGAAAAAAAAATAGGCTGATAAACAGCCTATTTTTGGATTAACTTAAATTAATCAAGCATTGTCTACGCGAACAAGCGTCACTGCTTGCCATGCAGGTTGAGAACCTAATACTGTTACACCATCAGAATATGGAGTACCTAAGTAGTAACGCCATTTTGTATTGTCCCATTCCCAAACAAATTTATTGCTGATTCTTGAAACGTTGAATTGTTCTGTTACTGTGCCTTGAGCTGCACTTACTGTCTGTGTTGCACAGCTAACAGTGACGTTAGTTGCACTGTTTACAGCAACAATAGTGACATTTCCAGTTAATCCTGTACCAGAAAGTTGATGTTCTGTGCTCGGGGTAGTATAACCAGATACGTTAGCTGCTGTCCATGTTACATAAGCATATGCTCTATTATCAGTATATCCACCACCACCTGTTCCAATATTAGCAGTGTTAGCACCAAGTACAGTTGCCACATTTGCCAATATAGTCATTGTGTTTGCAGTGGTCAATTCACTTGCAATAGCATTTACCAACGAAGCAACAGTTGTATTTGCTTCTGAAGAGTTATTAACTTCAAACTTACGCATTCCTTTTTGGAAGATAATATAACCTGTATCAACTGCGCCGCCGGTGTCTCTTAAGAAACTGCAACGGATAGTTGGTACTGTTTGATCTAAGTCACCGCCGGTACCACCAATATTGGTTCCATTGATCTGAGTTGGACTTACATAACTGTCTGTAACGATGCTAGCACCAGCTTCATAACCTGCTGCTCCTGTTCTTGTGTGTTGTATTTTTAATTTTGCCATTTCATTTATTCCTTTATGTTAGCGTTCTAAGCTACCTCGAAGTGGCAACTCCTAGGAAGTTTTTAAAAACTACATTTATTTATCAGAATTGAAATATTTGACTAACCAGCCGTGATATGTTTTCTTTTTGTTATTCAATGCTCTACGCATAGTATCGAAACTCAACTGATGCTCTAAACAAAAATATTTAAATCTTCCGGTAACAATATACTCTTTTCCGTATGGATCTTCGAATATATATGTTTTAGCTGCTGGATTCTTACTTCCAGTAAATTTATTTTTAAGTGCTTCTGATTTTAATCTATTAGATTCAGCCGAGTGAGGACCAATTTGTTTGCCTTTATTCCATGGTAATCTGCCTGTCTTCCCTTTCATATTTTTACTAACTATGTTAGCATATTCTTCCCTAATTAAAGAATATACTTTTGATGTAATTTTAGAAGAATACCGAGATTGAATGGAATTTTTGCATTGCATTATATGCAATGCTTGTATCATTTTATTTCTAAGATCACCAGTGGTGCATTTGATTAAAAGCCAATGACATATAAAATGCTCCCTGGCAGTTAATTTAACAATATTTTCTTTTTTATTATTACCGCCAAAACTTCTAGGTATTATGTGATGTCGTTCAGTGTATTTTACTGTCGATAGACTACGAAGTCTTGCATTAGAGATAATTTTACAATACCAGTTATAGTATTTGTTATCAATAAATAACATTGCTGTAACTCCTTACTAGTTATAGAGCTGATGGATATTACCAGTATCGCGATCAGCATTTTTATTTTATAATTATATTTATCGTATACTCAACAAAAAAGGACCTTGCGGCCCTTTTTTGACTTCCCATCCCGAGTGGTAAGTAAACTCTTGATTACTGAAACGATAGGTTAGCTACGCTAATTTCGCTTAGGTAATCACCAGCATTGCCTAGAGACGATGCTGTGTTTGTTAACTCAACATATCCGTAACGAGTCATAAAGCCTACGACTGGTTCGAATGTTGTTGGATCTAGAACAACGCCAGAGCTCATTAGAGGAATGTATGGGCAGTAGAATGCTGCGGCATCAGCCTCTGAAGAACCTTTGTATCCAACTAGAACGGCTGTGCTATCGCTAGCATAGCTGTCTACGTAAATACGCATTGCTCCGTTTAGTGTACCAACAAACTTTGTATTTGTTGGAGCTTCAAATGTACCTTCTGTTGTACGAGCGAAAGCACTGGTTGTTGCAGACTGTAGAACAGTCAATGCAGCTGGACTTACAACAGCCCAATTACCAGCACCACGACGTGTACGCTGAGCGATCAAGTTAGCTGCACGATTGATAAGAACAGCCAAAGCAGCGTGTTCGTCACCAACGAATGTAGCAGTACCAGAAACAGCAGCTTGGTCATAAGCGAAGTCTGTAGCAGAAAGAGCACGTAGAGAACCAAGAACTTCTTGGTCGATCTCAACTGTAATTTCTTGTGCTAGAGCAGCCATGATTTCTGCTTCAATGTCTAGGCCATGCATAGATTGTGCATCTTGTGCAGCCTCGAATGTCCAGCGAGCGCTTAACTTACGAGTTTTGGCTTCAACAACTTGTTTTAAGATCTGTACGTTGATCTTACGGCCTGGTTGACCTTCTAACGAAGATGTGCTAGAAGCACGACCGGTTGTCAATGAACCAGAATATGCTGTAGCAATCTTGAATGGACTTAGTGCTTCATCACCTGCTGTTGTACCTGTGTCAAATGGACTTGGTGCAGTTACATTGGTTGTTTCAGCATAACGAACACGTAATGTGTGGATCTGTGCAACAGGTCCAGTCATTGGTTGAACGCCAACGATTTCGTTAGCAATAACTGTAGGCATTACACGACGAATAACTGGTAGAATAACACGGTTAAGTGTAGCTACGTTACCTGCGCTTGTTGCTCCAGCTGTTGCAGCTTCAGCTAAGTGCTTACGGGTGTTTTCTAAGATAACGCCCATAGTGGTTCTACGTGAACCGTTAAGACCTTCTAGCAGGGCGTCTTTTGTTTCGCCCCAACGGCCTTCTAATAGTGCTTGTGTCATTTTTTTCTTTCCTTATTAGGGTTTACTTAAGCCCTGCTAAACGTTTAATTTCGATCACATTATTATGATCAAATTCAACGGCGACCTTAGCAGATTTATCTCCTGTCACTTCTACTCTGGATTCAGCTAACACTTGAGCTTTTTCAGCTTTTGGTGCAACAGAATTATTTAGAACTGCGGGTAGATACTTTTCATATGCAGATTGCAATTTGTTAGTCTGCACTGTTTCAAGAAGTTGGCTCATTACAGCCTGCTTCTCTTTATTCAATGGTTTCATTAAGTCACTCATTACTTGTTGACGTTCTTGAGATTCTTTAATGATACGAATTTCACGGTCTTTTGATTCAACTAAAGCAGATTTTTCAGCAGCAGACTTTTTAGCTTCTGCAATCATTGCTTCTTTTTGTTCTAATGCTTTTGATAGTTTAGCGATTTGTTGATTCTCATTTAAATGAGTAATCGCAAATTCGCTGGCAAAAGCTTCGAATAGTCGACGACCAAAATTGTTCTCGCGAGCAGTTTGGATGTCTTCTTTTAGTTGAGTCAATTCTGACTCTAGCTTGTTAGCCACAGATTCTTTTACAAGAGCAGCAGATTTTGTAACAAAAGATTTCTGTAATTGGTCAAGCTTGGTTTTTGCTTCACGAACTAATTTAACTTTTGTTTCAACTACATCTTGTTTATCTTTAGCAAATTCTTGAATTTCTTCAGCAAGAGCACGGATAACAAATTTCTCTAGACGGCTTACGCTTTCTTTTTGAACTTTGCGATCACTACGCAATTCTTTGATTTCTTCTGCTAGTTTTCCAACTAGGAATTGATCAAATTTTCCAGCACTTTCTTGCATACGTTTGTTAAAACGTACACGATCAGCAGCTAGTTGCTCTTTCTCTTCTGCAAACTCTCGAATTTCTGACTGTAGACTTTCTGTGACCATTTTGTCTAGAGCTTCGACCATTACACCTTTGTCGTGTTCATAGCGGTTGGCAAACTCTTCACGAATTTCTGCGCGAAGT